GAAAGACCCGTCGAGCGAGGATCGGTCCTTTAAGGAGGCTTGGTGCCCCCAGCTTTGAATGTCCTTAACCACGGCGGGCTGGATTTGGGCCGGGCCTACGGCGGAGCCATTGCGGGCGTTCAGGTCCCCGGCACTCTCCATTTGGACAATCGCTAGGAATAGGATCAGGAGTTGGGATTCGGGCATTTTAGTAGATTTACTCGATTTAGTTGCCGGGGATTCACCCTTTAAGGGGGATTTGCCCCTTAAGGCCGGATTTGTCCTTTAAGGCGGTTTTCCACATAACGCCCGCGCCCGGCAAGCTTCTTCCCGGCGCACAGGTACGCACAGGGCACTACGTAGGACTACGTAGGGGAAACACCCTATCACCGTTTGGGATGAGGAAAACACCCTAGACGCAACTGGGATGAGGGAAACACCCTAGGCTCGAAATTGGGGAAAATTCCCCAGTTTCGGAAATCGCCAGAAATGGCCGTTGCTTGCGTTTATAGCCACTTTGACCCGATGAGGCCATCCTGACCCTCGCCGCAGGCCGCGCGCCCGTTAAAAGCGAACTGGTGGGGCTCAGGCGCCGCCCAGATCCCCGCACAAGGGCACGAAAAAGCCGCCCCGGTCAAAGGGCGGCTGGTGGTGGCGTCGGCTGGGTCAGCCCAGCAAGGCCAGCCCGAGCCCGTACAACAGGCAGGCCCCGCAGACGAGCAGCCAGACGGCGGTGGTCACGAAGTCGGCCTTTTTCACCGGAACACCTCCCCGGTGATGAACGAGGCGTGCCGGGCCAGCCAGCGCGCCCGGTCGTGGTCCCCGATCTGCCGCCAGCCGCGCAGGGCGTCGGCCAGCCGCTTGCGGGTCCGGCTCCCGCCGCCGAAGGCCACCAGATCGCGGCAGGCCGCGCTTTCCAGATCCCGGCAGCGGTCAACGTGGGCCGTGGCCCATCGATTCGTTGTGGTGCTCATCGCCGGGCCTCCTCTCTGAAGTCGGCCCATTGGCGGGCCAGCTCCTGACGCACGGCAAACCGCTCGTCCTCCGTCAGCTTGCGGTTCTCCCACTCCCATTCGCGCAGGGCCGCGGCCTCATCGCCGCAGAAGTCCCGGACCGTGAAAAGGGCGCCAACGGCACCCGCCAGCTCTGATGTGATTTCGTATTTCATCGTTTCAACGGAACCACCGCTTCGCCACGCCCACGCCCAGCGCATTCTTGGCCGTGCGGTAGGACTTCGCCAGCGTCGGCTGTTCCCAATGGGTCCGCAGGGCCAGCGACAGGGCCGCACAGGCGGCGCGCCGGTACTCGGTCGGCCAGTACTGGCCGGTTGTGTACTCCCAGCCCGTCCCGGTCCACGACAGGCGACCGCTGAATGCGATCTTCGCGGCGGAGGACAGCAGCTCAGGATGGAACCCGGCGACGGAGGCCCGCCAGACGTACCAGATCATTGCCTCGGCGTCCCGCTTGTCGCGGGCGATCTGGCGGAGTTCGCGGCGGTAACTGGCCGCGTCCCCGTAGTTGGCGAACTCAAGGCCGGGCCGCTGGCGGACGAAGCGGTGCAGGGTTTCGAGCATCTCGCCCAGTTTCTGGGCGTCGGTGTGTGTTGTGTGCATTGTGTGTGTTGTGGGTTGTGATCAGGGAACCTTTTCGAAGCTTCGGACGGTCACCGCCTGCCAGTAATCGTGCACGACGGGAAACCTGTTGCGGGTCCCCTGCACGGTGTAGATCACCGCCTTCGACAGCGGGCTCTGGTGGTCGGTGACGCGAATGCGGTCACCTTTCTTGATGGTCTGTTTCGTGGTCATTTGTGTGTGTTGTGGGTTGTGGAGCCTGACGGCTCCCCGAGGCCCCCGCATCGCAGGGGCCAAGGGGAACCTTCAGAAGCCCGCCGCCTTCAGAGCCCGAGCGTCACCGCCTGCGGCGATCACCCGGTACAGGTCCGGCCTGCCGGGCCTGTCAAAGCAGGTCCGGCGTTCCATAACCCACGCCGCGCACGGGACGCCCGGCAGATCAGCACGGGCTTCGGTCACGGTGTCGTGAGTGGAGATGTCGAGGGACTCGCCCTCGGCGTCGAGGAATCGGGTTTCAATCACGGTGTACATCTGGATCAGCGGGCGTGGGCGGAGTAATGGGCGTCCACCACAGCGGCCAGCTCTGGGGTGTCGGTGTAATCGCAGACAAGCTCACCGGGGCCGTTGCCGTAAACGAGGAACAGGGCGACCTTGCGCCCGTCCTGATCGACGCAGCGCAGCGTTGCCTCGTCGCAGGCCATCGCCTCCTGAACGAACAGGGTGCGGTCGTCGGCGTTCCACTTGGTCACGGCCTCCCCGTTGTCGATGCTCAGGGGCGTGAAGCCCGCCTTCATCAGGCGATGAAGCAGGCTGCGGGTCTCGGTGTCGTATCGGTCGGTGGTGGTCATCGTTGGATCTGGGTCTGTTGTTTCGCGGCTTCTGGCCTCGTCAGCGGTGGCGTAACCACCGGACACCCTTGCGGGTGTTTCGGCCTCACTTCGCGGCTTCGATCTCGTCGGCGGTCCAGTCGGCCAGAAGCTCGTCGGCCAGATCGCGAGCGGCCCGCTGCTCGATCTCGTCGGCCTCACGCCGCATCTTGTCCGCAACGGCCTTCGCGTTCAGCAGCTTGGACGGGAGCCAGTAAGCCCCATTGAGACGCTCGATCAGGGCGGTCAGCTCGGGCTTGTTCAGATTGGTCAGGTGAAGGGCCAGCAGCTCGTAGGATAGGATTTTGGCGGCGGTCATTTTTTTGTTTGGTTTCGTGTTTCGCTCGGCGGTGGTCGCCTCGCTGACTGAGACGATGCAGAGGACAGCCCCACCGTCAACCACATTTTCGCGGAAATCTGCACCACCTGTCCAGATTCCCGAGGCCCGGCCACCAGATCCACGCCACCCATCAGCCCACCCACAGCCTCCCACCGGCCCATCAGATCAGCTTATGCTCTGCTTGCTCAGTATTAGGGGAAAATTCCCCAAAATGCAATAGACGCGAAATCTCGACCCCATCTAGGCAACCACCCGCACAGGCACCCAAAACCCCGCAAAACGCAGGGAAACGGGTCAGGAAACGAAATGCAGCCAGCCTGCAAAACAGCCCCGGCCAACTGCCCAAGGGTAACAAATGGGAAGGTAAACCAGACCAGCCCAGACCAGCCTAACAGGAAGAGACAGGTGACAGGACAGACAGGGAGCCAGACAGGCGACAGCAGACAGGGAGACAGGGCAGGCAGGAAGGGCGCGGCAACCCTTTCACCCCTTAACCATCCGCCCGCCCGCCCGCGCCCAGTCCGGACCCCTCCCATTTGTGACTGGGGTGTTCCCTCTCCCGTCTTCTGGGGTGTTCTACCCTGAGGGATTCACCCCCTCCGGATCCCTAGGGTGTTTCCCCCATCACAGGTGTGACTAGGGTGTTACCCCTAGGGGGGAGGGGGTCGCGAGGGGGGGTGGTGGGTAAATTGGGATTGCTCCACTCGACCCTTTTAAAAAATTCCCAATATGTCCCTAAAAGCCGCCCTTTCGCTTTAGGCTTGATTTGAGGGCCTCGCCTATACCAGCATAGCCCTATGGCTAAAGAACGCGCTAAACGGGCTAGAAAGCCTGTTAGTGAGATGGCGGTGGAGATAGCTAAGTACGGGGAGGCTGAGGGGAACTATCTGGAAAGGCGGGACCCGGCTAAGGCCGTCAAAGCTTTGGAGATGTTGGCTGAGGGGTGCTCCTTTGGGAGGATCAGGGAGGAGCTTGGGATGAAGTGGGAGACCATTAGTCGCCTAAAGGCTAGGCATCAGATGGTCTTGGAGGACAGGCGCCGCGAGTTGGCGCAGGATGCGCTGGAGATTGCGGAGGGTCTGAGACTGTTGCAGAAGGAGAAGATGCGGCAGTTGGCGGAGGATCCTGAGCAGTTGGCGCGGACCAACATCCGGGATTTGGCTATTCCTTGGGGGATTGCTAATGACAAGTTCCTTGCGGCTCTGGGGGAGAATAAGGTGGTAGTGGAGCACAAGGGTGCCGCGCCCAGCTTGGAGGATGCGATGAAGGCTATTGAGGAAGCTAGGGCCAAGCTGAAGGCTAGTAGCGTGGAAGTGGTGGCGAAGCCGGTCGAAGTGTAAGGAAAGTGAGCTTTCCTTTAACTACGATTCCCGGCATTAAAGAAAACGAGGCTTTCCTTTAATAATGGCCCTAGTCTGGGAACCGCACGAAGTTCTAAAGCCGCCGACTGACGAGGAGTTGGCGGCGATGGAGCCGCA